CTAAGAAGAGGTTGCGAGCATTCCTGCACGTTAGGAAAGCCATTTTCACATGCCACCTCGATATCAAGAGATGTAATCTTAAGACTTTTAAGGTCGTAATCAATTTCTTTCGGAAACTCTTTCGAGATGAATTGATAGAGATACCTGTCATAACCGTGAACCTCAAAATTTTCTACATCAGCATATTTCTCTCTGAAAGCACGAGCTTCCTTGATAGACTCAAACCTTATCGGTTTAGCATACCTACCATCAAGAGTTTTGTGTTTGGTTTTCTTATCTGTGACAATAAAAAGGGTTGGAGAAAACTTAAACTTTCTTTGAATACGTTGTCCATTCTCGTATCCCAAGTATAGTAAGTTATCCCCGACCATTTGGACGTTTGTATAGAAACTCATTTAGTTACAGCTTTGTACTTCTTCTTGGTATCAAGATCAGGTTCTACTATTGTAGCAAGAGTTTCAGAATATAGCAACACGTCAGTATCTGTTGTATAACGTGGCCATGGTTCTAATGTTCCGTCATCCTTTATCAGGTACGGTTCCTGTAGGTGGCAATTCGGTTCCTCCTCCAGTTGTTCCACTTGAGATATCAGGTGTATTCCCGATCTCAGTATCACTACCATCACTTGCATCATCTTCCTCCAATAATTTTTCTGCGTCTGCAAATAGTTGTTCCATATCAAGGTCAGTGTCAGCAACACCTGCAATCATTTCTTCATGCTTTTTAAAATTCTCTTGATAAGTTTCGTCTTTAATAACTCCAAGATACTGTTCTGCGATACTATCTAAAGGATCATACGCTGTCAGTACGTGGTGGCCTGGTAAATAAAAATCTGTATCTTTACTCAAGGGTGCCCAAGGGAACCATGATAATTGATATCCTTTTTCTCTATTAAAAACAATTCCTTGTTCTTCGTTAGATATAATTTCTAACCTAAAAGGTTTATGAAGACGAAAACCCAGAGGTTCTTTAGTCTCAGGGTCTTCAATCTCTTGAACCTCAGTTATAATTTCTTCACCAGATTTTAATAATAAGAGTTTTACACTCATGCTACATTACCACCCATCTTCTGCACATTGGAAATATATGTATCACGAAGACTTGGGACTGGTTCTAGGATAGTTACAACCATATTGTGATTGATAGGAATTTTGGTCTCTGGTGTAAGAGGACACCAAGGAGAATAATTTACCCTTACCTCTGGATCTTCTACTATACCTGTGCCATCCATCTTAGGTTTAGAATATTCTACCCTATAAGGGAAGTTCATAATATATGCTTGACGTGCACCACTGTCTTTATCGACAGCTTCTTGCAAATCACATATAACGTTGTCACCATTGAACATAACTACTACCTTAACTCTCTCAGATTTTACAAGAGATGCTGAAGGTGGTGGAGTTACATTGATAGGTTCCTTTTTCTTTCTGGCCATGAAATTAAAGCTTAATATTGATATTATAAAGGAGGGATCAACATTTGTCAATCCCCCCTATGTAGTTAGATGTAATCTATTCTTTTATGATGGTCTGGAACTACCTTTCCCAAAACAATGGTAAGGAGTCCGTCGTCAAAGCTGACGGATCTAACCTCTGTATCGTTGGAGATCGTCCAGTTCCGTTTAAAGCTACGTCTTGCCAATCCTTGATGGACAAATTCTCCAGCATCCTCTTGTTTTTCTTTGCTGCCTTGGACATGTAATTCTCCAAACTCCGTAAAGACTTTGATGTCATCTTTTTTGAACCCAGCGGCCGCGATTTCCAATCTTGATTCTTCATTGCTAATTTCAATAATGTTATATGGTGGATAGTTTGATGTGGTATCTACACCATCCCAGAAGCGGTTGAGGTATTCGTCCATACCTATGCTGTTACGTGTAATCTTTTCCATTAGTTCTGGAAGATTGGCAGCATGATATCTTGCTAAATTTCGCATAATAGTTCTCCTTAAATAAGCGAGTGTTAATTTTGTACCCGAAGCGTACACTATTATTTAAACACGAACTATAAAAGAACGTTATGGTATATACCGATACTATAAGTACGGTTAATCCTCTTTCTTTTTACCTATGTTATACTTACTCTCCAAAGTCCATTCGCCCTTCTCTTTGTATGCAAGAACTTTGATCTGACTTAGAGGTGCAACGTCTGTAATAGCATCGGTTGTAGGTATAGAAATTAATCCCCAATCACCTAGCAGTTGCACAATACGATTTCTTCTTTGCACATCATTAGTACTAAGATTTGCCTTCTTTCCATCAAGAGCAAACAGTTCTTTAAAATGTACAATATAATATCTTCCTTGTTTGTGTAGTATATGACACGATTGGTATAACTTCTTCTCTTTACGAGAGGCCACACCAATTCTTGTTAAAGTCTCTCTTACTTTTAGGAAGTCATCAGGTTCTTTTAGACCAACCTCAACCATTTGGTCTTGAGACCATGTAACTTCTTCTACAATCGCACTCATCTTCTTCCTCCCATTTCATGTTTTTGTTTTAATGATTCAATTTGAGACTCAGTTAAAAGATTTAATGCGATCTTTGCTTTTTCGTTACTATAACCATAGTGTTTCTTGACCAGATCCAGATTATCAATCTGTTCCTTCTTTAACCAAGGAGAGAAACGCTTCCGTTTCCTAAGAGTATATAGCAAGAAAGAGTACTGTAAATCCTTATCAATGTTGGCATACTTATTCATCTCATTTGCAAATAATATACTGTCAACAGTACCAGACAAACATCTATTAACGATGTAAGGAGGATAAGAAGATATTGCTGTAGGATCATCAGCAATAAGATTTTCTTTGGTGTGATTGATAGAGTTAAGCCAGTCCTTAAGTTCATACTTCATTAGAATGTCCTGATAGGTCCTACCACACCTGTCTCAGAATTATTAATTCTGTAGATCATAGTTCTGCCTTGTTTTGTTTGACAATGTATTTCACCACCATTGATAATGGCTTGTGTTATATTACCACCAAAGGTAGATAGTCCACCCTTACGTGTATGATATAATTGTGCACTTCCACTAGGGAGTACACGAACCCCCAAACTTCCCATAATTTGTTAATACTAATTCACGACGTTTTGTTTGATCCGACATGTATGTGCCTGTGGATCTCATTGTATAAGTATGATCGAAGTCATACTGGCACCACTCAAAAAACCTCATTACGATATCAGGGTGGTCATTGTAAGATATCATGACATTGCACAATTGTTTATCCATGATATCAGCAAATGTTTTATGATCAAATCCTCTATGTTTATCACCTTTATATCCATAGAGTGCATCCTTAATATCATAAGGAGGATCAACGTAGATGAATGTTAATTCATCATCGGTGCAAAGTTCCTCATAAGATAAGGATGTGATCTTCCATCTTTGGATGAGCTTACTATATTCTGGTAATCTTTCAATACCACGTATTGAGAAATTACTATCACTAGCTGACTTTGAAAATGAACTACTCTCAGTGAGACCACTGAAAGAACATTTATTTACTATGTAAAATGCAGCTGCACGATCAACACTAGTTTGCGTAGCATCGTTCAGTATATCTTTTGCTTCACCGAAAAGTTTTCTTGCACTGTCCTGATCAGGATGTTGTTTTTTCCTATCAAGAATCATCTGAGTTAATGGTTCGCCATCTGTCTGTAAAGCTTTCCAAAAATTAATAAGAGGTTTATATAAATCATTGACCCAGATAGGTACGTCTTCTGGTAGTCTCTTGGTCATTTCCAATGCCATACTACCACCCCCTAAAAAGGGCTCACGATACTCTGTAATCTTTCGACTAGGCAACCACTCACATAGTTTAGGAATTGCTCTAGACTTACCACCAGGATATCTTAGAGGAGTTTTAAGTTTCATCTTCAACACAGTCCAGTTCTTCTATTGAGTCTACTGGTACTTCATTACCACCGATATTATACCAGTGCTGTTGCATACCAATACTATCTTCCCTAACACCTAGGTAGGCTAGATCACTAAAGCTATTCTCTCTGAGCATTGCCTGTAATCTCCAGTGTATTAGTTCAGACTTCTTCATCCAACCAAATAATACTTGAATTAGTTAGGTCTAGATCGTCACGAAAATCACCTGTTGGAGGAGGAACTAGAGGAAGGTATCTTCCAGTAGGAGGTTGAATTGGCATTTGAATCATTTCGATAGTTTCTTCAAACCATCT